CTCAACCCGATATATCTAACCCTGTACTAGTTAACGATCAAGCTCAACCCAATATAGCTAACCCGTCCTTGGTTAATGATCAAGATGCGGCAAGCATAGCAACACCGAGCGCAATAACTTCTAGTGTTACTGATTTAGTTGCGCCGCCATTCCCGCTTAACCATGCGCGTATATTGTACGAAAGCATACTATTTAATTACACAGCAACAAGCGCGACTGAGGGCGATGCCGCAACAGTTCCATTTGCTGCCGTCCCAAATACATTTCAACGGTTCACGTTTACAACAACTGCAAGATTTGAAATAGAAATGCCTAGAGAAGCTTGCGATACAATTTGCATAGGCGCTCACAATCTATCAAGCGGCGGATACACTGTTCAAGCGTTCTTTAAGGAGTTGCCCGGCGATCCCTATTCATCATTTGCGCCAGCGGTAACGCCATCAACAAACGGATCAATAATGTTTCATGTCCCTGCATCAATAAATATATCGGGCGTGGAGATAAGGGTCACTAGCGGGACTGGCGGCGGGTATATCGGGTATATTGCCGCAGGCGTTGCGCTACAGATGCAAAGGCCGTTTTTTGGCGGTCATACGCCGATCACTGACGCGACAGTCACAAAGTTTTATGACTCTTGGACAGAAAGTGGTAATATCATCGGACGATCTAAGCGGTCGCAAGGGCAAGAGACAACAGCAGACTTTAAGAACATTGATGATGGTTGGTATCGGACCTACTTCCAAGGCTTTAAGGAGTCTGCCTTGACGTTGCCTTATTTCTTCGCGTGGAACTTGTTAGAGTATCCTGACGATGTGGGCCTATGCTTTACTGATGGCGATATAAGCGCGCCGTACACTGGCACAAGGGCGCTAAGGTCGATCAGCTTTACTATGAAGGGCGCACTATAAATGGCATACGATAACGAGCGCAGGAAGTACAATAAAGCCCCGTTTAGGTTTATTGAGATCGAAGTTGACGCGACAACGTACCGATTTGGCGAAAACTTATCACCTTTACCTAACGGCTTCGACGGCGAGCCATCATTACTAGGCGTATCAATGAGCGCGGCGCAGATAGACCTTAGCGGCGGCTTTGGGTTGCGTGCTAGCGCCTCGGTATCAATATCAGAGTCAATGACGTTCACAGAATACGGCGCTACCATAGCAAGCCCTCGACGCTTTTGGGCGTGTTGGCGTGCGGCTAATCCTAATTATAAAAACCAAAGAATAAGCGTCTATAGCGGGTATGTGCCAGATAATGAGTTTGATATAAGCAACTTTATCAGGCGCGACTATATTATTGACACATTTACTTGGGCGAAAGATGGCGTGCAAATATCGTTAGTCGATCCGCTCAAGCTCGCAAACAATAACAACGCAAAATACCCGCTAGAATCTACTGGTTTTTTATCACTTGATATAAACGACGTAGTTACGACCGCAACGCTTGCGCCTTTGGGTATAGGTGATGCTGAGTATCCAGCGGCATCTAGCGGGGATAGCTCAACTTGGTACTTTGTCAGGATCAATGACGAGATAATGCAAGTCACAAACCGCGCTAGTGATACGCTAACCATCGTACGTGGCCAGTTTAATACTATCGCGTCAGAACATAACGCAGACGATACCGTCCAATATTGTCTATACTATGACACGCAAACAGTAAGCGCGATTGCTTACGACTTAGTTGTAAATGGCGCAGGCATAGACGCAAGTTATATCAATCAAGTGGCATGGGATGCCGAATCAAGCGCTAACTTTCCAAATACATACGATTGCATAATAACTGAGCCAACAGGCGTTAAGGACTTAATCGAGGAATTCAGTCAATCCGCACCGCATTATTACTATTATGACGAGCGTGTAAATCAAATTCAATTCGTAGCGTTGAAACCGCCTCCCGTGGGCGGTCAATTGCTAACATATGAAGGCAACTTGTTACGCGGAAAAGTTGCGGCTGGTGATGACCAAGACGCAAGGGTAAGCACGGTTGTTATCTATTTCGGCATATTTAACCCAGTCAAAGACTTAGACGAAACAAGCAACTATCGACAAGTGTATATCCGTGAGGATAGCGACAGCGTAACTGACTACGGAAGCCGAGCATATAAAGTTATTTACAGCAGATGGATCAGCAACGACGGAAAAACCGCAAGCGTATTGGCCGCAGCTAGGATCGGTCGAAGGTTTGCCAGCGCGCCCAGAAACCTGTCGTATGAACTCGACGCAAAAGACGCAGAGGTGTGGACAGGTGACGGGGTGAGAGTTAAAACAGATTTAATTTTAAATGATGTGACATTTGATCCAGCTGAATTGACTTATCAAGTCATAAGCGCCAAAGAAAACATATCAATGAATACGTTTAACTATAAAGTTTCTGAGCACACATATGGCCCAGCGGTTGACGGTGATGACGATGTGGAAGATCCAAACGTGCGATTAATTTATATCGCTGGCGAGCAAGACCAATTGAAAGACGACGCAGGAAACCCGCGCACGCTTCGCGAGCTTTACGACGATGAATACCCAGACATTGATCCAGCGTATGACGTTAGATTTATAATTGAGCCTAGCGCCGTTGTGGGATCGACAACCAATACAGCTTACGGAATAAATACGGGCGCATTTCCTGAGCTGGTGACGCCCATCCTAATTGATGTTAGGGGCTTACTGCTTGGCAAAGGCGGAGATGGGGGCGATGGTCAGTCTGGTGACGGTGAGGACGGCGGAAGCGCACTAAGCCTTGATGATGACGTAAGGATCAATAACTCTGGGATCATCGGCGGCGGTGGTGGCGGCGGCGGTCGCGCTATAAATACCGATCCAGAGCCAGCGATAAGGGAAGAGTGCGGCGGCGGCGGTGGCGCTGGCTTCGTCAACGGTATCGGTGGCGTGTTTGCAGAAGATGGAACAAACACAGAGGGCGGCAACGGAAACACGGCTGGATTTGAGCCAAGCGGCGCGGGCGGTGATCTAGGCGCTATCGGAATATCTGGCAACGATGGTACGGGCGGCGCGGCAGGTGCAGCCATCGACCAAAACGGGTATACTATCACATATATAAACGCGGGCGATATTCGCGGCGCAATCAACGCATAGGAATCAGCATGGCATTAGTACCATATACAATCACAGCATTAGCAGAGTCGGACGCGGTAGGCACTGACGGTAAAAACATCGTTGCGGGCGCTACATGCTCTATGTACTCGCAACCATTGGACACCGTTGTAACGCTTTATGATGATGCATCGGGGGCCAATGGCAGCACGTCAAAAGTAACGGGCGCAAACGGTCAAGTAGTCGTTTATGTTGAGCCTGGGTCATATCGCGTTAGAGTTAACGCCGTTGATAGCTATACGCTAGTTGGCGCAGAAAAACAAACAACACTAGAATTAATCAGCTCAACAAATACATACCAAACTGGTGACACCATAACAACAACAGGCTTTGCAACCGCTGGCGATGGTGGCGGCGCTCAGTGGCTGGCTACTGCAACAACTGGACAGACACCAAGTCAAACTCCAGCTCAATTAGGTGACGCACTACTTAACGATGCTAATGGCGTTCAATGGTCGCTTGTTTCAGGTGGGTCTGTTAATGTAGATACGTTGGGCGCTGTTGGTGACGGGATTACTGACGATACTGCTGTATTCACTGCCGCAGCGAAAGGATCTATTTCAGCTAAAACGCTTACACAAGGACGTCTTGTTAGATCCGATAGTGCATCTGTGTATGTCCCTGCTGGTAATTACAACATCACAAGTGTAGTAGATACAGACGGAGTACAAATACGTTGGATCATGGCTAACGGTGCTGTAATTCCTAACTTGTCAGTTAGTGACGAACCTCTGGATTCGGACGCTACATACGATCAAAACCCTGCTTATCTGTTTGGATCTATCTCTTACGATGATAAAAGGGTGTTTCTGCGTCCTTGCGGTAGTCGTGATTTTAATGCTGGATTTACTGCTCAAGTATCAGGCAACCCCCAACGGGGAGCAGAGATAACGGGTTTCAGTGATTACACATCTGTTGCTAACTATGCAGATCGAGACGCTGTTGGTATCTACAGCGACGCTTACGCTGACCCAAATGAACAGATACTTATCGATCCTGTTACATCATACACTGAGACTAGGGTTAATCTTCCTGCACCTTTAACGTCTAACCAAGTCGCTAGACTGCGCGTAGGGATGATGCTGGACACTCGGCATACAGGTGCTAAGTTCACGGGTACAGTCACTGACTGGGACGATTCAGGGAACTGGATTGATGTCGAGGGCTGGTACGCAATGGGTGACACGTCTGACGGTCAAATCCCTAGTGGCACTACAGGAATTCTGATTAACCCAGTAACTAAAGTGTGGGGAATGAACACGCAAATCAAGATACCCACCACATCGTATGCTCACGCGGGCTCAGGTATGGAAATCGGTATCAGTGATTGGAAAGCTGAATCAGAACAGTTTGAAACTGGCAGAGATATAGCTGTAGATAACAGCCCTCATTATGTTTGGGGTTTGCATATTACAAACTTTACAAGTAATAAAATGCAAGCGCACTTAGTTCTAGATGGTCCGAGCTGGTACGCTATCCAGACTAATGCCAACGTTAGTAATGGCTTCAGGTATAGAGGTGGAGGTTCAGCTTTAATTACTCAAAATGACTCCCTGACTACTCGTGGTCGTGTTTTAAATAGTGGTCGATACTTCCTTGAAGAGCAGACTGCTACCGTAACAGCTACCCCTGACGAAAACCCAGCGAACTCATTTTACTGGGACACTGCACTTAAATTCAACACCGCAAGTGGTCCTACAATGGAGCTAGGCAGGCAGTATGACGCATCTACTCCTATGATTAATTTCCACCAGAGCGGCGGCAACATTAATTATGATACACGTATTCGGACTACCAATGGCGACGGGTCTACTGACGGTAATGGTTTCCTATGGCTAGAAGCAGATGGCGGATCAGGGCGAGTGTATTTAGACGCTGACGATGTTATTGTTAATGACGCTACTAGAATTAGGCCAGCGGATAACAACGCAACAAAGAACGGCGATACAGGGAACAGATGGTCTGAAACGTACTCTGTTGAATTACGGGTAGGAACTGTAGGTGATGTTGTATGGACTAACGGGACAGGCAGCCCTGAGGGTGTCGTTTCAGCCCCTATAGGATCTATGTTCACTCGAAGAGATGGTGGATCATCTACCACTTTATACATCAAAGAATCCGGATCAGGTAATACTGGCTGGGTAGCCAAATAGGAGTTACATATAATGAGCGAAGCATATAAGCTAGGCCAAAAACACAATCGAATGGGTTATAGTATTCATTACAACCCGTACCGGAATAAAGGCGCGGCGAAGGAGTTTGCCGAATGGGTGAATGGATACAATGATAATAACCCGTAAATACTTTAACGATAGGACAGAGGGTGAATGGATTTTGCCCGACGGTAGCGTTATATACACGATAGAAAGGCCAGAAGATAGCGCTAACCCTTGTATACCAGAAGGGCGCTATTTGTTCGAGCGGGATTTAACAGGACGTCATCAATGGTGGAAAATACTTGACGTTGAAGGACGCACAAATATAGAGATCCACCCAGCGAACAGGGCAGATCAAATATTAGGCTGTATCGCGCCTAACATGGAAATAATAAACGGCGTAGGGTGGAATAGTGTAGCCGCTTGCAAAAAGCTAATGGAGTTTTACGGCGAAGTCGGTGTTAAATATACTTTGGAGATACGATTATGAGTTTTTGGGGTAGAATATTCGGCACAGAAAAAGCGTTAACTGGCATTGTTGACGGTGTAACAAACGGACTTGACGCGCTAGTATATACAGACGAAGAAAAAGCCAGCGATGCAACAAAAGAACGATCAGAAGCGCGACTGATGGTTGTCAAGTGGATGGAGTCAACACAAGGGCAGAACCTTGCTAGGCGTTTAATAGCCCTTTCAATAACTTCCGTATGGTTACTCATGTACTTGATCAAGTCAACCGTTGCAGTTGTGTCGGTATGGGTAGATAATCCATCACTATGGCTTGAAACTGCAAAAGTCGTGGGAGATTCAGCCGAATCAATGAATGGCGCAATGATGCTAATACTTGCCTTTTATTTTGCAGCTCCTCACATGGGTGACATTGCAAGGGCCGCGATGAATAAATTTAGTGGCGGCTTTAGTCAAAAATGATACAATAATTTTTCATTAAACATAAAAGGTAAATAAACATGCCAGGCAATAAACGCAAACCACACACAAGCAGAAACACACAAAAGCCAGTTAAAGAAAAGAAAAAGTAATGCGTCGAATTTTATTAGTAATGTTTGGTTTTTTTATTATCTCACTTTGTGAAATGGTGGAAAGCCCTACAAGCTACTATCTTGCGTCATCTTACGCATATTCAGCCCTTGCATTTTTGGGTGTATGGCTGTTTATTTGTCAAAAGTCAATATTGATATTACTTTATGCATCGGGTAATATTTTAGCCTCTATATTTAATTTTTTAATGGTAAGCCCTTTAATGTTTAATATGTTAGATAGCTTTTACTGGGGTGGATTTCTAAACTATTGTCTAATATTAAACGTGCTTGATTTAATGCTAATATTCACAGGAGTGGTAAGTGTTTTTAACTTTATTATTACTGTGTCTAGTAGCAATAATCACAATATCTTACATCATTATAATATTGTGGGGCGGAGCAATTGAGCATGTCAAGTATAGAAGTAGTGAATCAGAAACTGGATTCACACATAGAAAATCAGAAAGAGATCAACAGTAGAATAGTTGACAATCTTGATCGACTTAGTGAAACCGTTGCAAGTGTTAGAGTGTATGAAGAAGCGCTCAATAATCTACGTGAAGACGTTACAGATTTAAAGCAAATAGCGCAAATAACTAGCGACAGATTAAGCGCAGTAGAATCTCAAACCGATAAAAATACCGAGTTACGCAAAGACCAAAAGCACATTAAAAATGTTTTGATTGCCGCCGTGATAACTGCCGCCGTTGCATTTGGCGTTAACACGTTTCAATCCGACGACATAAGTCTCAGTGACGAGACTATCAAAAAGATTAAAGATACCTAATCGGTCGGTCTTTTTAGGTATTTAAAAAATTCATCTGGTGTTTTGGAGCTTTTTCTCATATTGCAAGTTGGGCATGCCATGCCTCGGTGTCTTTTTTACTTGGCATTATCTATACTTTCCAGCATATCAATACTGATAGTTAGCCTTGCAACTTCTCCGAATTGCTTATGGTATGTGATCACCTTTGCATCTCTCCCGCTCATCCAACCGCCACTAGCTGCATAAGCATCAGGGGCTGCCAGCGTTCTGTGTTGCTCTATAAGCATTAGATTAGTTTCTTTCACGTCAACACTATGCAGATGCCCCATGTGAGCATATGAATGCTTGGTGCGGCCAAATACATCTCTAAATTTCGACGCAAAAACAGTGTCTATATTTCCGACTCGCCTTTTGTGACCATGATGGAAAAATAATGAGGTTAGGCCGAATTCATAACAGCAATAAAGGTCTGGATTAACATCAACAAACACCCTATCTTCATCATCATAAAAAGCGCTGAACATCTCACGAAGCCATACTGTTGACGCTGGGTCATGGTTTCCGCCAACATTCAGAAAAGTTACGGTTTCGTGCTTTTCCAGTAACATGGAAATTATTTTTCTCATCAACCTAATACATACCCTAACCATTTTCTGGAACCTTGAGTCGGCATCTAATACGTGCTTGCTTTGCGGCGTTACTGCGTCCATCCCATCCCAATGCAAGAAATCAGAGAGGTTACAAAATACTGCGTGCCTTGTGTTTTGAGATTGAATAATTGCAGCCTCAAACCATTGTATTAGCGTTTTTTCTGCTAAGTTTAAATCCCAGTCGGCTCCCGTTTCTTCTCCCCAGGCCATCATACCGAGGTGATAATCAGATATTACGTAAAGATTAAGCATGTCAGTATTTGATGTTAAATTACTCTTTAGCTTAACAGGTTCGGCGCGTGGAACTTCATCAGTAAATGCCTTTCTTAGCGCGTTTATAGACCTGTTTACCTCCTCGGCTTTTACGTTAGTCTTGATCCACTCAAGTATTTTTCCGGTGCTTGAGTCATCTTTGTGCTTGTGTCTAACAAGTGTTGATCGGCCTGACAACGCGCCTATCTGCGCCCGTCTGCGCTCAACGCTGCGTATATTCATATCATACTTGCTAGCTATTTTTTTATTTGTGAGGCCGTTGTCTAACTCAGTTTGAAGTTGTTCAAGCGTGATTTTGCTCATTTGATGGGGTCCGCAGTTAGTGGATGCAAACCGCATAGTATAACTAATTGATTATGCGGTCAAATGCTGCCCGTTTCGCGCATCAGTGGGCAAGCCTGACATGAATAGTCTACACTACGCGCTAACTTGTTAAGTTGTCCAATTGTCCGACAGCGTGCAAGGAAGGAATCACCAGTACAATCGGGCTTATTGACGCACACAAGCAAGATGCGATCTTTTAATCGTCTATTCTGTCAACCCAATCATCTACAGCAACGACCAGGCCGATAAAAATTACCGACGCTACTAAAGCCCAGTACATTCGCTTAACTCCTTTTGTAAATTTATTAACCATATCTTGTCGCGGGCATCTCTGCGCTTATTGTTGTAAACCTCCTCCTTTTTGCGGGTTGTTAGCCCGCGATCCTCTGTTAATTTCTGCGTTACTTGCTCTGGTGTCATTGGGTTCATAGTCCAGCCGCCTCTAATTCTGATTCATAAATGCAATCGTCTACCGCTTCAGTGATTTTTCTTTTAAGTACTCGATCAAACTCTGTGCGAATATCGGTAATGTCTTTATGCGTTAGTTTGCTATCAATTATGCGTTCTGCAATGTATTGCGCAGACTCATTCATATCAAGCAACATAATATCGTCGCGTTTTACAGCGCCTTCGACGCACTCGCCTGTTTTATTGAATTCTTCGTATGCCGCTAAAATCATTTCATCTCTGTTTAACATTGTTCTTTCCTTTGGTTAGTTGATGATTTAAAGATAACACGAATTAATGGTTTAACAACTCCGACCAGTTGATCCAGCCGCGATTAACACAAGTTAACTTTCCACTTCCAAGCAATTCGTCGCGCATACCCAGCGCCCGCAAGACACTGGTAGGAACAATAAGCATGTATGAATTTTGCAATCTTGCGCATTTTCTAAGCTCGACAATTGCCTTCTGCTTTTTGTAAAACTCGTTTTGTTGGTCGCTGTAGTGCATACCGCTTTGCTCCTGGCCTAGTTTTGGGATTGTGCGAATCTGTTTAATTGCCTTAATCATCGCTACTCATTCGCCTTGCTCCTGTGTTGGTGCGTAGGTACTCATGCTGCATTCTCCATCATCAAAAAGCACTCGCAGATTGCACGGGTGGGAGATTTGTTTTTAGTAAAAACATTAAGTTTGGACGCCATCCAGATAGGGCTGCTTGCCTTTAATGCAACAACATCGATTCTATGTTTCTCAGCAATAGGCCCAGCATCGGCCCAATCACGCGTGTAACAAACCTGATCCCATGCAGCCGATTGCTTTCCGTGACCATCAGCTTGAGCTACCCAAACTGTATTAGGATATTGTTCATGATATTTTTCAGTGAAACCCAAGTTTTCAGTAAATTCTACCTGAACTAATAGTCCCAACTTCAAAGCCACAGCTTTATTGACCTCAAAGTCTGACATTTCGCTCAAAATACCTTGTGTGTATTCAATCATTGGCCTTACCCCTGTGTTGTTGTTACTCATTGTCTAGCCCTATGATGTAGCCTTCCCTGACGGCTGTTTCGTAAGATTTTGTAACATCAAATTGGCAAGCCTTGAAACACATAATAGTGTAGTCTTTTAAACTCAAAGGCATCACTTTCCTATCGTGGAGTAGTCCGGCATCGTAGAGAGCTTCTATCGTGAATCTGGACATAGCACTGCAGTCAATATTAATGTTCAGGTCTTCACAAGCTTTGTTTGATTGCACCGCGTTACATGCCAATTCCACAACCCTTTCACGCTCGACTTCCTCTGGTGTTTTGATGGGTTTGAATCTTTCTACTTGAAGTGAAACAACCCCTTCACCCTCTAACCATACAGATTCTTCATGTATGTGTATTATACGTGTGTGGTGGAATACACCTGTTTTATGGCTTAACCATAAACACTCTTCACCAACTTCTGGCAGTTCACCTTTTTTAAACGACTTCCTCATTCGCCTTGCTCCTTAATATAAAGTACTGGTACGCCATCTGCGTTTGTTGTAATCGTTACAAATCTGAATGTAGATGAAGGGTCGGGTATGTCACCTGAAAGAAGCACACGTAGTGGTATATACTCTGAAATATTTATTTCGCGTTTTTCATGTTTGAATAATCTTATTGCTCGTTGAATGTCACTTAATATAAGCTCCATAATCAATCCTCCTGTGTTGGTGTTAACTCGCTGGCTTGCTGGCGTAGCTGTTCCAAATACTCATCAGCAATAACATCGTCAAACCTGAGTATCCAACTTTCTCCACGGCTTATGTAGGGGTCGATTGACTTTATAAAATCATCAACACCCTTGGCTTGCTGTTCAAGTTTTAGAATCTCGACTAGCGTTTCAGCTTTTAGACCGTTGCCGCACAAGGCTGCAAGAATCGCATTATCTTTTGGTGGGTGAGCAGCAATTATCGCAGCGTTAGCTATCAGTATCGAAAGCTCATCACGTTCAGCTTTTAGTTTCTCGTTTTCGGCTTGTAGCATGTCAACATCAAGCTTTAACTGATTGAAAATGTCGTTTATCTGCTTTGGTTCCATGTCGTTAATGAATTCAAGTTCAGCGATTTCTTTTAAATTTCTAAATGCTTTGTAGCTCATTTTGATTCTCCCTCATTTCTAATTTACTTTTAGCCGCTTTTTGGCTGTTGTTCGCTATAAGTAAAGTATTATTTGTTTAGCTCGCTGGACTGGTAATCATGGGAGACCAACGCATTACGTACTTGAATTTCGTTTTCGCCAAGATTTACACCAGATTGATAAACATCCGAAAGAACGCTTGTGAGCATATCGATATCATTATTTTTACCTTTTAGGATTACGTACAATGAGTCACGCTCTTGCTTCAACTTCTCGTTTTCTTGGACAAGCCTTTCAACATCGTTAGCCTTAAAGTATTCACCATTCTCATTTTCATACATACCATGAACTTGATACTCATCTTCATAAAAAGACCTTGTTATAGTGTTATAGTCGTATCTTTTAATTTTCATTCGCCTTGCTCCTGTACCGCTCGCTCTACGGCATATTTAACATTAACTGGCTCCACACCATAGACCCCTCCGAACCTATCAGAATAATCATCTGCTTCTTGCTCGCTAAAGAACACACCCATAGTGTTACTCATGTAAGTCACCACATAAGCTGTTAAGGGTTCAGCTTTTAGCTTGGCGTTCTCGGCTTGTAGCTTCTGATACTCGTCCATTTGAATTTGGACAATCTCAACAAGCTCTTTTTTGGATTTACCGCCTAAGTCGTTCATTTTTGTTACTCCCTCAATTCACAATGCCGTTTGTTACTTGCTATAGTGACCACTATACAGATTTTACGCTGCATAGTGGTTTGACCAGTTGTTATAAGAATGACGGAATGCTAGCTGGCGCAATCGGATTGTAATTGGTCTTGATAGCTACTGATCCTATAATCTCAGCTTTCATAGCCTCAGACATAACCTTCACCATTTCGCTGCGCATCAACTTATCATTTTCTAGCTTGTTCAACATGATATCGTGAACTCCTTCCAGTTCTTCTGTCATAAACACTTTAACTTGGACATGCTTAGTCTGACCAAAACGCCATTGACGTCTAACAGATTGATAGAATTGCTCAAACGAGTAAGTTGGGCCAACAAAAGCCATTTTACAGCTATTTTGGTAGTTCATCCCAAATCCAGCAATTTTAGCTTTGCTAACCAGGATCGGATATTTACCGCTTGCAAAGCCTAGTAGCCTATCCTCTTTTACGTCTTGCTTGTGGCTTCCTGCGACCTCTACAGCGCCATTTATGGCGGCTGTTAATAACTCGCTTTCCTCGTTTGACTCGGCCCACACCAAGCATGGCTCATCAAGTGAATTAACCCATTCAGCGCACGCGCTAACACGGTCTTGCACGCTTGCTTTTTTGGCTGTACGCACATCAGTGAGGCCGCGAGCAACATCGGCAAACAATCCGTTTTTAACCTTGGCATCAAGTACAACTTTATCAATTGATAATGGCGGCAAATCATAGCTATCAGATTCAAAACCAAGATCAGACGGGCTAGAAATAACAACGGACCACGTAGCCATCCATTCCCAAAACTTCGCAACGGCATGGCCTTTTAATCGCCACTTTTGAGTCTCGCTTCCGTCATGCGTAAAATACATTGCAAGCATTTCAACTTGTGACATAACGCCTAAAAACTCGCATTGCGTGCCAAGCTCCATGAAATCGTTGGGGCTTGGTGTAGCAGTACACGATAGGCGATAGGGTATATCTTTTGCAAACTCAGTTAGCATCTTTCTGTATGCGCCTGATTGACCCTTTAATATGCTGGATTCATCTAGCACTATCCCGCTGTAGTCGCTTGGGTTGAATCTGTCTAGCATCTCGTAGTTAGTGATCTGAATGTCATACGCGTGATCAGGCTCGCGCACATACTTTACGCTTGCGTCAATATCAAACTTTTCAGCCTCGCGCTCAGTTTGTTTGCCAACCGCTAAAGGCGCTAGCAATAAAACAGGTTTAAGCGTATGCGTCGCAACTTGCTTGGCCCACTCTAATTGCATGAGCGTCTTACCCATTCCGGTATCAGCAAAAATAGCGGCCTTGCCGCGCTTGCATGCCCACTCAACGATCGGCTTTTGGTGTAGCCATAAGGCTTGATTGAGGTTTGTGGCCTCAAATCCAGCGCTTACAGCGTTAAGTGACTTTGACTTTATAAATTCTTGGTAATCCATATTAAATCCTACACATTGAAATCACATTCAAAATGCCGCCTTCCCTGAAATACATTTGTGAATCAGTGAAGAGCAACTCGACAGATTCAGACTTTATCACTTTCAAGGCGTCGATCAGGTACGATGAGTTGAAGCTCATTTCAAAGTCTGTCGATGTTTCACAATCAAACCCGATCTTAGCGTCCTCATTTCGACCGCTTCTTGAGCTGATTGTTGACTCGTCGCAAAAGTGAAAAATCACATTGCCAGAGTCAGGCGCGTTAATCTGCGCGGCTTTGATCGCGTCGATAAAATCAGCACGATCAACGCTTACATTGTTAACGCTGGATTGCGGGATCGCCCGCTCGTAACCGATATATTTGCCGTCAATCAACTTGCACTTGAACTCGTATGACTCGTCAATAATTGACATCACATTATCAGATAAAAACACGGTCCCGCTAATATCAAGTGGTATTTTGTTTACCGCTTCAATGCTTACAATAGCGTTTTTAGACAATCCTAGATCAATCACGCACATTCTATGGCCGTTAGTTGCTACCGCATGACCGCCGATAAATACGCCGTTTAGCATGTGGCGAACGTCGTTTTTTGCGGCTGCAAATGATACCGCTTTGATCGTATCAATCAGATTAGCTGGTGTTACGCCGTCAATCTTGTGATCATCAACCGACTTGGGATAGGCTGGGTATGCCTCAGCACTAACCGTTTGGATCTTGAATTGTCTGCGACCGTGTTTGACGATTAGTTGTTCTTTAAGTATCACGGTTGGCGATTTACACGCATCAACTGATTGCATGAATTTAACTGCGTTTACAGCAATGCTGAAATCAGTTTCAACTTCTGCGCTCAATACGCGAACTATCTCAACAATACTATCGCCGCCAGTAAGCTTAACTTCGTTGCGGGTTGAGTCGCATTCAATCAATACGCATTCAAACGCTTGGTTTGCGTGACGCGTTGCGGCGGTTTTGCATACTTGCTTTACGTACTCGACGTGGTCTTTGGTTAGTGTAAACATCTAAAATAACTCCGTTTGATCTTCAATTAATTCTGCTTTATCTAAGTTCTTTTTAGCAACTTGGAAGTAACTACTTTTTAACTCGGTCCCGATAAACTTGCGGCCCATTTGTACAGCGACATAACCTTCTGAGCCTATACCTAAAAACGGACTAAATACAACGTCGCTAGGCTTTGACCAAAGCTGATTGCATCGCTCAATAACATCAAGTTGCAGTGGGCAAATGTGGCGCTCGTCGTCTTGCTCTCGTGCGCTTCTGAATTGCAGCGTGTTGGTTTGATTAATGTCATGCCATACAGGGCTAGCATAGTGCTGCCATACGTCGATTGAGCTGCCTGTTCCGCGTTTTTGCTTGGTGCGTCCGTCAACGTCAAAGCTGATAAACTTATTGCCTTGGATCGCGTCCGGTGATTCGCGCTTAGTGTATTCATTTAAATCAGTCTCACCAACGTAATATTTAAATTCACCGCTGATCGGCTCGATGTTTTCGCCAGGCTTGCGGAAAATAACAACCGTGTCCGGTATCCCTTGGCGGCTCATGGATGAATCTTTTTTGATTGTTGCATGCAACAAACCTAGCGCCTTAGTGCGCTGCATTGCTAATACCGGATCTTTCCATATACAAACCTCTGAATGATAAATCCAGCCCGCGTCAATATGTGCGCGGATAATCTCACCACGGAAATCATACATGCCTATGAAACCATCTCTCCCCTTGGTAGTTGGAAGGTTCATACAATGAACAGCGGTTAATCTGCCAGGCTTTGTTATGCGTAGCTTTTCTTTGATCAGGTATTTGTACTGCTGGAAGAACTCGTCATGCGTTGCACTGTTACCCATATCGCGATCGCTGTTTGAATACGTATAAAGCGAGCTAAACGGCGGCGAATATACACTAAATCCGATTGAGTTATCAGGCAATTGACTTGCTATCTCGACACAATCAGCGTTATAAATGTGAAAGTTATCGCCTTTGTATTCTTCTATTGCTTGCATAATTTCATTAGTCCTTTTTCGTCAGTTGTTGGGTTTGAAAAGTTCTTGCGGTTGTACTTGTTGATCTTGCCTTTCCAAGTAAAGTTATAGATCTTAGGTTTTTTCATGGTATTTACTCCTAATTAATTGAGTTGCTAACCTATCATTTATACACCTGCTAACATATCCGACCAGTTGGATTATATGTTATAAACACCTGGGTTAATTGCTTCATAGTGAAGGCCGTCGTTACCGTTTTGCCCGATTATGTCTGTACGTGTATCAATTTCAGGCCATTCTGGTTCAATTGGCTTTTCACGTTTCGATATCTCGCGATCTATGTACCAACGCGCCTTTTTTAAATCCTCGATTGCGTCTTTTTTTAAATCGCATCGCCAAATGTATTTTAATGCGTTGCCAAGGTTGAATCCCATATGTTCAGTAATTTGTATACACTCAACGCCTGACGGGTGATCGGTGTAGTGCTTTGGGTGGTTTACGTTATCGTTTTTCACTTCTTTACCTCTCTTTTAAATAATTTCGTTATGTGTGGGTGGGTTTTGATTGACGTTATGATCGCCAGTGGTCCAGCCAAGATAAATGCCATGCCTTGTGCTGTAAACAGATCGCCAGCGGTCAAACCGCCAATGATTGCAAATACATAGAATTGACTATAGCCGATCAAAAGGCTGCCAATGGCCGCGCCGATACAATTAGAATCGCGCACCATTTGCGACTGAACACCGAGCAAAAACACGACAGAAAATTGACAAATAAATATTAATAACTCACTCATTTTTTGGCCTCGTATTTGTGCAAAGCCCATTTAGCAATGGCCCATGCATCTCTAACATCTTCATTTGTGCGCCCATTGTAACCAGTTAGTTTTTTAAATAGCGCAGGATTGTTTTTAACTTGCTTGCCAACCCCTGATGGCACGTCAATTACCGTGTAACCGCACCTTATTGCAACGTCTCTTATAACCCTATGCGAACCTTGCACCATTCCAATACTGTTTGACACGCGAGTATTTGCGGCGTGATTAGCGACTCCTTTTTTAAAAAACGTTGCCTTTTTCTTGCTTATGTCCTCAATTGCAATAATTTTATTCTCACGCTCCCCGACGGCATGGCTTAAGCAAAGATCATAAATTAAACTGGCGATTGGTACAGACTCAAGCGACAATATATTGCCGCCCTCGTCTAGTACACACACGCCAGGCTTGTCTATATCTGGATCTATTCCTATTATTTTCATTTTAGAAACCACTCAAAAAATCCATAAAGCTCATTTTCATGCACTTCATACTCAAACCATTTGCTTTTTTTTGATTCTGGGATTGATATTGTCGTGCATGTTATCGCTATCTCTTTTGGTATTAAAAACACATGCCTGACTGATTCGTCTTTATTTAGCGCGTACATAACAAAAAAATCCGCTGTCTTTTTTTGCTTACTTATGCAGTACGACCACCTAGCGGCGTATTTTTTGCCGGAGGGTTGAACGCCAGCATTTTGTAATGATGAGACTTTTACATCTATCGACGTGTCACCAACAAAAAAATCTATTTTTGCTTGGTATTTATACTCGTTATTTGGGATAGCGAAATTAACAACTCTAAGAAACCTAGATTCAAACTTTTCGGCTAACTTGTCTTTTATTGAGCCGTACCTTTTTTTATCCCCGACAACACAGCAATTCATGCTGCGTAAATGTGTATAAACTGTCTGCCAAGGTATCCCGACCTCATCAGCAACTAGCTTTAAATTTTTTAGCCTTTCGTATGACTCCACGCACTTTTGTTTAATATGCAAAATAAACCCTCCAATTAAGAAGGGTTTATGGTATCACTATATCTTAAATAAATCAAAAAGGCACTGAATCGTCAAAATCAAAGTCGGGATCAGCCGATGGTGCTGATTGGGCTTGTGCGCTTTGCTGGGGATCATTTTGCTGAGGACTCTGCTGGTTTTGGTTGTAACCACCGCCCATGTTGTCGCCCTGACCACCTCTGCCACCTAACATTTGCATTCTACCGTCAAAGCCATCCACTTTGATTTCGGTTGTATACATATCAACGCCGTCTTTGTTCCATTTGCGGGTTTGTAGTTTGCCCTCAAAGTAAACCTGAGACCCTTTGCGTAGATACTCGCCGCAAATCTCCGCCAACTTTCCAAACACACACACCCTGTGCCATTCGGTTTTTTCTTGCATCTGGCCTTGCTTATCTTTCCAGCTTTCACTGGTTGCCAGACTCAAGTTGCACACAGCATCTCCGCTCGGCATGAATTTTACATCTGGGTCTTGGCCCAAGTTACCAACTAGAATCACCTTGTTTACGCCTTTACTAGCCATTATTCACTATCTCCATCGTTAAAAAATCCGCTATCATCTTCTTCAATTACCAAGTCCGCATCACCTTTTCCGATGTCGCGTATTTGTTGCTTTTGATCATCGCTTAAATTAGCCTTTGATGAGCAACCGTTAATAATCTGTTCTTGTGTCATCTTGCCACTAGAAACCGCTGCAACCCATTTGGGGAAGTTAGCGTTAAAGTTGCTTTGCGGATAATCTGGTAACTGTACAGCCTCAAGAATATCAATTACATGCTCAACCTTTTTACCTCTAGTTTTAGCTAAAGATATAATCATTTTTTTAGGTATGTCGGACAACGCTTTAATACGTATACCGCCGACCTCTTTACCAGCATATACAACGGACGGATCGCAATATAGTAACGCCTCTTTTCCGGCCCACAAATCAGCATCGACACCCCAAGCGGCTGCAAGTATTCGACGGACTGTTTTACATGGTTTAAATGGCCTTCCTGTATCGCCTTCATAGTGAACAATAACAGGATTTTCTGCATTACCTTGGGTTACGCTGGTTATTTTTATTCTGCGCGGCGCGGATATTAAATCATCAGCGTTTAACTGATCGCTTTTGGCTAAAATTGTATTACTTATATCGAATCCCATGTTTTAATCCTCAAATTTAATTTGTATTTCTTCATCTTTGACAAACATTGGCAACTGTTCGTCAAAGTCCCATGTATTAGAGTGTAAACACTTTTCGTATACGTCTAAATTTTCCAGCA